ATGTCAAAAGCTACGTTTCGTACCGAGAGCGATGTTGCGCGCCTGCCTGTACCCACTGACCGTCCCTTTGTTGAGTACTGGCATGACACTCAAAAGGGTTTCGGCGTGCGCATCGCAAGAGCGCATTCTCGCACGGGCGCTGTAAAAAGAACCTACATCGTGCGGCTACCGGAAGGCTCGCCGAAGGACAAGGACAACTTGGGCTTGGTGGGCGAACTAAAGTTCGACGATGCGTGGGACCTTGTGCGCGAAAAGCGTGCCGAGGCGAAACGGGATGGCCCCGGCACCAAGCGTAGGCCCACGGTGCAGGAGGCGTTCGATGCCTACATGACTGCACGTGCGTTCAGACACAAGAGTGCCACCGTTCGCGACTACCGAAACAAGATGAAGCGGCTTGCGTCACTAACGCACGGCGCGGACGACATTTCCATTGCAGACCTTCGCGTCGACACGCTCGATTCTGCATTCTGGGAACAGGTGCACATCCGTATCCGTGAGGGGTATGGCAAAGTAATGGCGGATGCGGTGTGCCGGCTCGTGAAATTCGTCTACCAGCGTCTCGTCGAGCTGGGTGAACTTGAGCGCAACCCGGTCATCGCCTTGAACAAGCTGGGCATCTCTAAGCGTGCGAAGCCTAAGAACACTGCCATTCTTCCGGTCGACCTGCCCGAGGTGTGGACTTGGATGCACACTTACGCGCATCCGGCTATACGCGACTTTATGAGCGTTGAGCTGTTTATGGGATTCCGTGATGGTGTCGTCCAGCGACTGCGCTGGGAGAACGTCGATATGGTCCATCGGACGTATTTTCTGCCTGCAGACGAGCCGGGCAACAAGTCGAACACTGACCTTGTTGTGCCCATTCCTGATTACCTGATGGAACACGTCTTCAAACCGCGATATGCGGCGCGATTGGAGGGAAGCCCTTGGGTCATTCCCAGTCACAAAAAGCTGGGAAGTCCGCTCGTGAGCGTGAAGGAGAGCCTCACGACCATGTGTGCATATACCGGCATCTCCACGTCTCCGCACGATTATCGGCGAACTTTTGGCACGGCCTCTGAGTTGGCTGTAGGAAGCTTGTTGCGTGTCGCTCGCCTGATGGCACACAGCACGGCTGCAAGCCCGGACAAGTTCAGCGTCACGGCCGGATACATCAATATGACGGACGAACAACTGCGGGAAGATATGAACAAGACAGCCGAAGTCATCTTGCGGCATGCTACCCAAGTGGTGGCAAAACCTGAGACAAACGAGCATATCTCGTTGCACGAGCGCAATAAGCAGAAGCAAAAGGCTGAAGCAATCGCCTACCGCAAGAAACGCGTCGCCCGCAATACCGAGTTGCGGAAAGCTAAGAGGGCTGTCGGAACTAAAGAAACCGCTTAACGGCGCCCGGTCGCAGCGCGTCGCAGCTTGCGCCACCAGCCCATCGCCGGCGTGTCCACAAACTTCACGCCGGAGTACGCATACAGCGCTTGTATCAGGGCGGACAGGCGCTGCTCGTTGGTCTCAATTACTTGCAACAGATACAGAAGCCTGTTTGCAATCTGCTCCGGGTCCATCTTTTCACGGTGCTCAGCCAGCACCTGCATGCCGATGCGGAACGCGCGTAGCTGTTCGTACGCATAAGCCAGTTCGCCGGCCAATTCCGGCCCGAGCACACCCACCTTCGCAGGATTGCTGTCAAAGATGGGGTCTGTCGGAGTCTCCATCTTATACAGCGGGATGGGCTTTTCCTGTCTCGCAAGCAGGACCATGCCGTTCAAGCCAGCCTTGAGCAGTTTGAAAGCAGAAGCGTGTGAGTCCAGCTCGCCGGCGATTGCGCTTGCCCACGAAGTGCTATCAAGGTGTCGGCGATACTGCTCAGCCAGAAAATTGCTCGCGTAGGCCACCGCGAGTGCGCCGCTGGCAGCAATGACCGCCGCACCGATTGTGATTACCCCGTCCGGCATCGAATCCCCCGCGAGTGTGTCGTGCCCGTAGTTTATCGGCGTTGAAAACAAAAAAGGGGTCATCAACGTCGATGACCCCCACGCTGACTTCTTATGCTTCAGAATCAGCTTCGCTGGGCTATCGCGAGTTGTGCCAGCTCTGCAGCTTCAGCGAGCAGTCGCGCGTAGCCGCGCATGTCACCTTTTGCTACCAAGTCTTGCGCTGAGATGAGCGTCAGCCGCGCCACTTCCTTGTCCGCGTCGCTCATCTCGATAAACTGTTCGACTGTGTTCGACATGTCAGTCTCCGGCTTCTACTTCGTCATCCATCTTTGCGATGGCGTCCATCATTTTCGGGAACAAGTCGTTGCTCATCCACGTTGCAGCAGCTGCACGGCTTAGTTCCTCGGCGCTTCCTGCTTGCTCCGCAGCTTTTGTCGCTTCCTCGAAGTTGTGGACCGACAAAGAGCTGATTTGCATGACTCCGCGTAGACCGTCCTTTTGGAACGCGGCATCAAGTGCTGCGAGGTAGTGACCGTATGCGATTTTGTCCGTCATACGACGTGTGTCCGGACGGATTTCGTCCAGCAATTTCCTGATAGCTGCTTTTTGGCTCATGTCTGTCTCTCTAGGTGCACTTGGGTCCGCCCAAGGTCGGCACATGCCGGCAGGTTGGATAACGGCGTACCTTACGGTTTCTTTAGGGCAAAATACGGGGACATAAGTGAGGAGGGCGTATGCACTGGTCACAAATTGATTGGGGGCAGATTCTGCGCGAGAACTTGCCGCTGCTCATCGTCCCCGTATGTGCAGCCCTTGTCGGGCTCGGCATCGGTCGGCTCATCCGCGGCCGCCCGTACATCGGAAGCCACGGTGGTTGTTCGGTTGACGCATAGCCGGTTGACAAGCGCACGCGCCAACGCTTGTTTCAACTCTTTTCGTACTTCACGACTCGTGTGCCAACTCGAATCGTTCGGCTGATGCGCCGCTTTCCCGTGCTCACCACTGGCGCCACCGGAATCTGTGTCGTCAATCCCGCGTTGTAATCACGCGCAGCGCGCCCTGGCTTGATATCAATGCCGAGTTTGCGGAACGTCTCGGCCGCGATGCTTTCAAAAGTGCCCGCGGGTGCAAGTTTCCCCGTGAATTTGTTGACACGCGTCTTTGCGTAAACGCCTTTGCTAACGCGCACCAGCGTCCCATTGCCGACAAGTTTTGCGAGTACGCGGCCTACCTGCGCAATGCTGCCCATCGGAGCAACCTCTGCGCGCAGGATGACAACACCTTTTCGCCTTCGTATCGAGCGGACGATTTTGTCCTCAATGCGCATCTGAGCGCTAACCGCGACGAAGGTGCTTCGCCAGGATTTCGCGCACAATGACACCGACGCCATCGTACGTCGCGGTGCCGTCGCTGAGGACAGCAATCTGCTCTAGGGCGACACGTCGCCCGTCAATGAAATCAAGCCAAGGCCGTGCGTGACCGTCTTGCAGCAGGACATCAAGCCGCACGAGTGGCGTCGTCCGGCCGCGCACTTTGCGACCTATAAAAACAGTGAGGGCAGAACCTTCGAGCACTGGTGTGTCGTACCGTTTTGTGCACATATCCAGCGTTATGTGGGTTTCTTCGAGCGCCGTAATGGGCTCTGCACCATAGCTCGTGATGTCGCCGTCAATGTCGCAGATATGGGTAAGTGCGCTCATGTCGCCGTGGTACTCGCCGGCGTAAAACGTTATTGCAAGCATTAATTTTCCTCGATGACCGCACTTGCGTACCAACGCGCGCGTCGATAGCCGGCGCCGCGGCTGAGCAGCTTCAGTATCGTCTTGCCCCCGAGCGAGCCCTTCGTTGTTATCAGTGGGTCGTACCTGAGCCACCCCGGGAGCGTGCGCATGCGTCGGCATATGCGATTGAGGCGCGACAGCTGCACGCCTTTAACGCTTGCAAGCACGGCGGGGTAGTAGCGCTTGCTACCAATCGCGACGTCAAAGACGTCGCCCTGATGAATCAAGGTTCGCAGCCTTGCCGGTGATACACCCCTACGACAGCAAAACGCCCTTGCTGACAGGAACTCTCCGCGAGCCACGGCACGCCGGCGCTGCCGGCGCGCACTGCGCTCAAGGCTGTCTCGGCTGTCGTAAATAGACATTGTCATTTTTGTTTGTTGTAGCTGTCGGCTTCTTGCGAGACGCGCGCCAGCTCTCCGAGCGCTTTGCGACCACGCTCTTTTGCTTGCAGCTGGTACGCCTCTGCGTCGGTGCGGTCGATTGCTCGTCTGCCGTCCGCGCCGTTTGTTGCCCGCAATTTTCCGTCAGAGATAAGCTTCAGCACGTACCGCCGCGTGACGTTTAATAGTGTCGCTACTTCGGCCACAGTTAAGGTGTTGCTCATGCTCATCGCCATGGGAACACAGGGCGGGGCGGCAACTCTTCTTTGCCGGCAAGAGCGGTCGCAATCCCGCGTGCTACGAGGTCCCAGATGCTGCCACCAAAGCGGGGATACACCTTCAACACCCCTGTTCTTACGTCATGCTCATCAGCATCCTCGGCCAGGCGCACGGCGTAGTCCGCGTACTTTTCATCACCGCCCGTGTTCTCCACCTCAGCCGTGGCGAGCACTTTTGTTGGCCCCATGGGCGGGACCAATTCGACCGTTATTCTCAGCATGCGTCCTTCCCCGGCGTTTTGTGAACACGCTCTGCGAGCGCCACGGCTTCCTCCGGGGACATCGGTAGCGGTTCGAGCGGTGCCACGTTTAGCACCCAGTCCGCCAGTTTGCTAACAAGCGCTGCGTCATCAGCCGACAGAGTGAGTGTCGTAAGTGCGCGTTCGACTACCGAACGTGCAAACAGTGTCCCATTGTCGGCAGGGATGCCGTCGGCATCCACGAGCCGCAGGCAGCAGGCGTACAGGGCGTCAAACGCCGCGCGCACGCGGCCAGACTTTGTAAGCGCTTCGTCGCGCGCATCGCGTATTAGCTCTTCGTAACGCACAGGTCGCCCCGCGTTAATTGCAATCGGGCCATGCTAGCATAGTCTTGTGATACGTTTCGGACTCCAGACTTAGTTGCACCGTGCATCTAAGGGGGTGACTTGCAACCATTTGATTCCATGTGAAAAATACTACACGCCGACCTGATTTCCAGGCGTTCCTATAGGAGGCACCACCCCGGTTACCAACACCGCCCCATGCACGCACCCGCACGCGAACTCGCAACAAGTCTTATAGGCGCTGTACTTGGTGAATTGTTTGGGCCGTTTAGCCTGCCACGAGACGAGCCCTTCACTGACCGCAATCGTGTGGATGCTGCAAGCGTTGCCATGGGCAACGAGCGCGCCGTAGCTTTGATAACAGCGGCGGGCCTAGACGGCTCCGACTTCAGTGGGGGCGATGTGGTGGGGTTGTTTGCGGTACTGGAAGCAGCGGTGGCGCTCGTTGAGCGCTACGAATTGGCAGCGGGGTGAGGTTTTCAACGTTGAAAACCGCTTTGGTGCGACCGGTTTTGACGACCAAACTTGATGTGCCTAATCTGTTTCTGTACAGAATCGAACGCTCGTTCGTTTCGGCGCAGAAACAGTTTCGGCTATAAAGCGGTGCGCTACACGTTGCTTCTGTCTTCATCTTCTCAAGCCATGCCGCCACGCAAACGCACCACCCCTCTCGCCTCTGCTGACACGCCGCAGGCGCTGCCTGTTTCCAAATCGTCTGCGTCAGTGGTCGTCATCGACCTGCCGCCAGATGCGCATGGCGCACCCGTGATGGCATCAGTTGTCGTGTTCACAAGCGACGGCTGTCGTTACGTCGCTGCACTGATGCATAACGAGCGCGTCGCTCGTCTTCGCGCTGACATTGATGAACTGGGCGAAGCGCTCATTGCCGCCAATCTCGCCGTCAGCTCGCCGCACGCTCACTGGTTCCTGTTCCCAGTGCAAGGCACCGGCGGCACGGCCGCCGAAGCTGTCGACAACCTGCGCGCTCGCGTGTCACCAATGCTTGCTAGCAGGGCTCGTACGGATGGTGGCGCTATGCGCCTGCTGGCAGATAGCTTTCAGGCGGACAGTTGGACGGAGGGACTGTGAGCATGAGCGGACAGCCGACTATCTCCGACGTCATTGCCGAACTGGAAGCAATCCGTGCCAAGCACGGTGACCTGCCTGTCGTGCTTTGCGGTCGTCCTTTTGCGCTAGTCGAACACCCAGACATCGTTGTGTGGGATACGGACTGGACCACCGAATGGGACCATGGACCCATGCGTAAAGTTGTCACCTTGAACGGGAACTACTGACCACAACGCCCCTTCTGGGGCGTTTTGCTTTCAGAGGCAGTTTTTCGGACGTAGCTATATTTGTTATCACGCCGCTGCGCGTGTCGACAAAACCTGAAATCAAACGAGGTGCCTCCAATGCTCCCACTGTTCAATACTGAGACCGCTCAAGCCTGCCGTGCTGCCCGTGCCGCGGGCCTTGAATTGCACCGCGAATCACCGCACTGGGTGCTGCGCAAGCCAGCTGACGAGTCGCTGTACCACGGCTTTGCTGTGTGGCGCGCAACGGAAGGTGACCTGGGTCGTTTTCAAACGCTCGCGCAGGTGCGCTACTACCTGCAAACCTACAACGCGGCGTAGCCCCAAAACCTACACACCTGACAAAAAAACAGCCCCAAAACCTACACACCTGAAGAAAAACAGCCCCAAGACTCGCACATCTGACAAATGCGGAGAGCCTCAAACTCTCGCATTGAATGCGCAACAAGCACAAATATGCAGAACAATACAATTAAATTATACATATTGTTGTCGGCTTTAAGGCTAATCAGGGTTGGGAAGCACCGTTGTGCGTCGTAGCCCCAAAACACGCACATGTGCGCAGCGGCAGCCCCAAAACTCGCACATCAGATTGGCGAAGGAATAAACCTGGCTAAATACACTGGGCATCACACGCACACGATGCCCCCTCTTGTCAACAGATAAACCCTCTCTTGTCGCCGCAATTCGCGCCGCGGCTGTTTCCAATCCCACCGAACCCGTCTTTCTGGCATCAGTGCCGGTGCTCGACATTGACCGCAAGCGTGCGCAGCACATGGCTGAAGACAGGCGCCTGTTCAACGAGGAGTCGGACGACCCTTGGGGCCACCGGGAAGACCGCCACCGCGGTGATGAAGCGACGCAAGCGGCGACGTGGGCGAATGGATGTCTGGGAGAAGCCGTCATCGGCCGAGCCTTGCGAGCAGAAGGGGACCGCACGGTGCGCTTAGCACCACCGCTCGAGTGGGTGCCGTCGAACGAGCCCGACCTGGTTTTCAGTGGCACACCGACACTGCCGGCAGTGAGCCTTGATATCAAGAGCGCCTCGTATCACCGGAACGGCCGCAGCAGCTGGACTGTCAACAAGGGCGCGCACGAGCGCGCACCGGTCGCCGGCTACATAGCAGCGAATCTGACTGACGACAGGGCGGAGGCGTGGTACTACCCAAAAGAGTACGTCACGGCACATGCGGACTTGCTGAGCCGTGAAAGCAAAAGCGGGAAACCCTCGCAGTTCTACCGGGCCTTCTTTCCCGCGCGCTCATAGCGCGCCCTGATGCATCAGTGTATTTCGCCCGGTCACCATCCGAGCAGTGCGCGCAGGCGCTCTATTAGCCAGTCCATTTCCGCGCGCCCTTCAACCCAATCTTCGTCTGCAACAGCGCTTCGAACGCGCCGCAGTGTTTTCTCATGCGGATTTTCAGGGTACTTTTCCACGTCTTTTAGCGCTGCCGTAACAAGTTGCTGCGCTAGGTCTTCGAGGTACTCCTACCTCTCGTCACGCTCTTCCGCGGTCTCGCCGACCACGAATTTCCCGTTAATCATCCGGCCTGCCAATTTCGGCTGCGAGCCGCTGAGCAATGGCGGTGTTTTATTCCAGGGGAAATCGTCGGGCGCTTTCACGAGACCTCTCAGTGTCTATTTGATGCGAATATTGTAGCCAGACGCTTATCTGCATGCCGGGGGCACGAAAAAAGCCCCGCGGGGAGCGGGGCTTGGTATCAGTCTTCGTCTGTTACTCCGCCTTTTCGGCGCGACGCATGGCCCGGTACTCGCGCCGGATTTTGTCAGCAAGCCTGTCGCGGCTCTGGCAAGTGAGCGTGTTGCCCATGCGGCCGAGCTGTGTGCAAATCTGCTTCCAGCTGCCATCCGGCTGCTTCTCCGTGATGTACCCGCCATGCAGCGGGCAGCTGAATGTGCGCTCAATGCGCTGCACGCTGTCGTCAAAGTCGATGCGGTCGTACGCGAGAGTGACGAGGCCGACGGTGTCAGTAGTGAATTTTGCGTTCATCTGGTGTTCCTTGAGAGATAGCTTGGCTTGATTGCCTGCTATACAAAATATAGCGACCCCTCAAAAGTCACCCTGTCCGCAAATCCCTTTAGAACCCTTCAAAGCTGCTTTTGAGAGCAATAAAGCCTTTCTGGCTTGGGCTCACCTAAAAATTATTTGTTTCCAATTATTACGAGTCCCGCCATATAAGACTTATCGCTTCACTGGGTACACGCTCCTCGCGAGCGACAACCCGATAGACGGTTCCCATGAAAACAGTCACACCTGCTGACATTCAAATGCCAGCAATGGCCTTCCAGCGCCACGGCACCCTGACCCTGACCGAGGCCGATGTACTCGAAGCGATGCGCTGTCTTCAGCCGCACCAGGACGAGTTGACGACAAATCTGTCAGTCCCCGGGGAGAGCGAGTAATGCTGTCCGTCGAATCCCTCAAGCTGTCGCCAGTGCAGCTGCGCCACCTGCTCGCAGCGTCGCGCTCGAACTCCGTATTCCTGGATAAGGGCGACCTGTGCGACGCCTACCTGCAGTCGCTCGAACTCGTCGGTGCGTTGCTGGATGCAAACGCCGGTCTGCAGCACGAGCTGACGGCGCAGCGCGATTACACGGCGGCTTTGTCAGCACAGGTCGATGACCTTGAGCGTAGTGCCATGGGCAAAGTGCTGGATGCAGGTGCGTACCAGACGGAAATCGACCTGCTGAAATCAGAGCGCAGCATGTTCGAACGGCATGCCGAGCAGGCACGTCGGGCCGCTGCTCACGTGAAAGAGCAGGCCCGTGAGTGGAAGCAGCGCTATTACGACCTCGAGGGTGGCAATTTGGCGGCAATGCAGGCGGAGAACGCCAAGTTGAAGGCGCGTCTTGCACGCGAATGTGCACACACAACGAAACTCTCGAACCGAGTGAGCGAGTTGAAGGCACTGAACGAGAATGCCCTCGACCAGTGGACACAGTGCGGCATCGCTCATGACAACCTGCTGCGGCAGGTTCGGGAACTGAAATTGACCCAGAAGGCTGCACGATGAACGCATATCTCGACTTGGCGGCGAAATACACCGGTTTGCAAGCAGAGAACAACGCGCTGCGCGCCGGATACGCGGCGCATGAAGAGCTGCTGATAGCTGAAGTCAAGCGGCAGTACGAGCGCTACGTTGAGGGGCTGGCAGCACATCACCAAGCCGCTATTGCCAGGTACAACCGCGCGACAGCTGCTGCGGGCGAAAACTACCGTGCCCGTGCCACCAGAGCGGAGCAGGAACTCGCAAACCTGCGCAAATCCTTTCTGATTTCAGCTGAAAACAGCCTTGAAAACAATGAAAACCTCGAAAAAGGCTAAAAGCGCTGACTAGACTCCCTGAACTTTGAGAGAGTTCCTTGATGTGAGAGCGCTGCGACCTGAGAGCCCGCAGCTTTACGCCCCGCGCAATGCGGGGCTTTTTTATTGCTGCGCTCGACGATACGGGTACGCGTCCAGCAAGCCCTCGCGATGCTCGGCGGTCATGCTTGCTTCCAGCTCGTCAAACCATGCGAACAGTTCGTCCCAGTTGTTCAGGCTGAACACTCTAGTGCCGTACCGCTCCGTCAACCGCACGCCCGGATGAGACACCAGTTCCGCCATCGGCTGGTCCATGATGAATGCATCTACATACGGCGCATATGTCGAAATGTGTTTGATATCAAAAAACACCCCCGACAGCCGATTGAGAGCACGCTCCCTGTTGGCGTACGAGCCCGCTTTCACTTGCGCCTTCAGCGTGGCTAACATGTGTGTGGTCAGCCATTGCGTCGGAACGTTCTTGAAGTGGTCTGACCGGAAGAACTCGCCGCACCGTCGAAGCTTATCTTCGGCCGGCATTTCCTCTGGCAGCAGGAACATGAACCCTTGCACAATCATGGCCATCGCGGGCGAATCGAGAAACACGTCGATGTCACCCCTGAACATTCTAAAGACGAACTCTAGGTAGCTGCCGATTAGCGTCGGGCCGATTTGCGCATATTCTGCCTCCACGTCACCTTCGAACGACCGTTGCGACGTTCGCCACTCCGGGAAGAGGTCGACCAACTGCTCGACGGATTGTCGTTTTAGCTGTGTCAGCAACTCGGCGTCACCCAGATAGCCGCCAACCTCAATGCGTACATAGCCGTCCCATTCGGCAATGTGCTCCTCTTCGAGCGCATCCTCCAGATTGATGACATGGTCGGCCGGCTCGCCAGCCAGCCAGATGCGGAACGCTCGCGTCAGCTGCGTCTTTTCGACCTCCGATGCCCGTTCAAACTCCGCGCCGCGACTGGCGTCCTTGATAAACGGGTAAAGCTGGTCAGCGTGGTCGCGCCATAGGTGCGTTTCATCTTCGTGGATGGACGAGTAGGGCGCGACCAGCAACTGGTCTTCGGCAAGCTGTTTGATGCGCTCCGCTGCTCGCACGAAGCGCTCGTCGCCGCCACGGAAGGCGCCCGAGAAAAAGAACTGGTCTAGGTAAATCACCTTCTTCCGGATGGGCGGCAGCATGAGGCCGTGCGAATACTTGCAGCGCTGGCAACCCTGAAGCACATGGTCGCCGTAGACGTCGACATTGCCGAAGCAGTTCTGCTGGCCACAGCCGGGGCAGTTTCCGAGCACGTATGTGACCAGCATATCTCACCCCGTTTTGTTTTCAGGTCGCGGCGGCAGGTGCGCGCTACACGCGAGCGTACTACTTCTAACTGTCGCTAGCCAATGACCACACATGCCCCGATTCAACGCGCCATTCGTTCGCGCCTCGTGCAGCTGAGCATGTTCGTTCCCGTTCTGCTTGCAGCGCTGGCCAGCGCGCAAGACCTTCTGCCGGGTCTGCAGTCCGTGCTCGGGCCGTGGGTGTATTTTGCCGCCTCGCTTGTCTTGTCGACAGTGGTGTCGGCGTCGCACGTTATTGCAGTCCAAGAGCGTGAGGAAGCGCGTGAGGCTGCCGTCGAGGCGGCCGAACCGGCCGCGGTTCCTGTCACACCCGTTGAGTCCACTGAAACCCCGGCTTCAGTGACAGCGCCTGAAGCTGCGCCTGTGACCACGCCGGCGCCGACGGCACCGGCGACCGGAGCCTAATCATGTTCGCAATTCTCGACCTTGCTGTCACTTGGCTTGGCAAGAACCCCATCACGGCGCTGCTCATCGCAGCGCTCATCGGGGTCACCGGCATCGCCGGTGTGGAAGCAGTCGGCCGAGAAGTCGACAAGCATCAGCTGGAATCAGCGCAAGCCAAACTGGCGACAGCTACGGCTTCGCTGGCAACAGCAAACGCCGAGATTGACACGCAAAACGACTCGATTCTTGCCCTCAAAGCGGCGGGCGACGCCGCTGCGCGGAAGCTGAAAGCAGCGCAGGCGAAAGCCCGCGCACTCGCAAGCACCCCGCTACCTGCATTGCCTGAGGGTTGTGAACCTGCCGTCAAGGCGGCGAATGCGCCTGATTTCAAAGCGGCAGTGCTCGAAAACTGGCAGTAAAGTCTCCGCGGCGGCAGCCCGATGCTATAGGCCGCATGCGTAAATTCCTTCTTCCAATCCTGCTGTTCGCGTCCCTTCTGGGCGGCTGTGCAACGCAGCCGCCTTTGACGCCAACTCCTGCGCTAGTGGCGGTACCGGCTCCGGCACCCGCTCCCGACGTTCCCGCAAAGCCTCACCTTGCCGTGCAAGACCTACCCGCCGACGCAACCGCTGATGCCGTCGTATCCGCGTACGCATCGAGTCTGAAGGCGTGCGTCACGTACTCCAAGCAACTCCTGACGATTTTGGACGGCTATGGCACCGGTGACTGAGACCGCGTCGCGTCTCGCGACTATCGAAACCAAAGTCGACGGCCTCGAGAAGGTCGCTGAGCGACAGGCGGAAGCACTCGAAAAGGTGGCGAGCAGCCTGCATCAACTCGCCCTTCGCATGGCTCTCGTCGACGACCACGCAAAACGCTTGGACGCCTTGGACAAGAAGGTCTCCGCACTCGAAAAGCACGTGTATCGCATTGCCGGTGCCGGAGTGCTTCTCGGCTTTATCGCCGAACACGCAGACAAAGTATTTGCCTTCATCAAATAAACAATGCCGACCGCCGCTAAGCCCGCGGCTGCGACCAAAAAGACCGCCGCCCGAAAGACGACTGCCGCCAAGAAGCCTGCCGCGACGCCGAAGAAGCCCGCGGCAAAGTCGCGTGAGAGCAAGACATCCAAGCGCAAGTTGGTTGCTATTGACCGAACGATGCAAGCCATTCGTCTACGCGGGAAAGAGCATCAGCTGTCGTTCACGGAAATTGGGAAAGTACTCGGCATTTCGCGGCAGGCGGCGCATCAGCTCGTTAGCAAATACTACGACCAAGCCATTGAGGAAGCGAAAGAAGAAGCCGAAGGGTTGCGTCAGTTCGAAATCGAATGCTTGAACGACCTGTTGCGCGAGGCGTGGGTCCATATCAAGGCAAAAGACCTGAAGGCGGTCAACACCGCTCGCCAGCTTGTCATGGACCGAGCAAAGCTGCGCGGCTTGATTACCGACAAGCAAGAAGTTGACGCCAATGTCGTCACGGGGTTTTTTGCATTGCCGATGGCAGCAGTAACCCCCGAGGAATGGGCTGCACGCGCACAGGCGAGCACGGTCGGCGAGGCCGACGCGGCAGAACAGCTGCTGAAGGACGCAGATGCGCCTGCGGCCAGCTAAGCCCCCTGTTGCAGTCAAGCCGCTCTGGGAGGCGCTGCCAAAGCAGCACCTCGCGTTGAGCTGCCCCATTGGCGACATGCTTTTCGGCGGCGCCGTAGGCGGCGGAAAGACAGATTTCCTTTTGGCTGCATGGGTTCAGCACGCCGCAATGTGGGGTAGCCGTGCAGAAGGCCTGATTGTCCGGCGTACCTTTCCGGAGCTGCGCCAAATGATGGCCCGTGCGCAGACGTTGTTCCCTGCACTGGGCGCAACTTGGAAGAGTGGCGACAAAGGCTGGCTGTTCCCGAATGGCGCTCTGCTTGTGTTCGGCTATCTGGAGTCGCTCGAAGATGCAACGCGGTATCAAGGACAGGCCTTTACGTTCGTAGGCGTCGACGAAGCCGGGCAATTTAAAGACCCAGCACCGATTGACTATCTGCGCTCCCGTATGCGCTCGGTAACGATAGGGGAGGCTGACCCTGTTCGCAAACAGCTCATATTGACGGCCAACCCTGGCGGCCGTGGACACAAATGGCTTGTTGAACGCTACATCAAGCCAGCGCCGCCTTACACGCCGTTCATGGCTCGCGATGACGACGGGAAGCTGCTCAAGTTCCAGCGGGTTTATATCCCCTCGCGGCTGACGGACAACCCCTTCTTGATGGCAGACCCGGAGTACGTGGGCAACGTGCTCGCGTCGGGTCCCCGTTGGCTCGTGCGCGCGCTGCTGCTCGGCGATTGGCACATTCAGCTCGATGCCGGTGTATTACGCCGGGAGTGGTGGAAGGACTTCGCCATGCTGCCAGCAGGCGACCCCATCCACATCCTGCAAAGCTGGGACACGTCCTACGGCAAGAAAACCTCTCAGAACGGCGACCGCTCTGTTTGCAGCACGTGGTTCGTGTACCCGCACGGCTATTACCTCGTGGATGTCTGGGCGCAAAAGGTCGAATTTCCGGAACTCAAGAAAGCGGCGGTTGACTTGGCGGCAAAGTGGTCCTGCTACGACATTCTTATCGAGGACGCAGCTTCAGGCCAATCACTGATTCAAGAGCTGCAGCGCGAAACCACCCTTGCTATCAGACCCGTGAAGGTTGACACGGACAAAGTCACGCGTGCGTACGCGGTATCACCCCTCGTGGAGAGTGGTCGCGTATTCATTCCACATCCGTCGTTTTCCGGCGGTTCCTACCCCGTCTCACCGCAGTGGAGAGCGGACATGCTCGATGAGACGTCGGCGTTTCCGCAAGCGGCCCACGACGACATTGTCGACAGCATCTCGCAAGCACTAAAACACCTCGCTTCACGCTATGTCGTCGGCAGCGCGGGCGACCACTCCTACACACTCGACGATATATATGCAACCGAAGCAACAGACGACGATTGATAACAGCGGAGGCCGATTCCTTGGCTTGCGCAGCATTGCTCGCAGCGTAGCGCATGCAATCAAGCGGCCGCCGGCGGCTGACCTCATTGGCGACACCGCTGCTCCCAATAGCGCCCTGGCTGGCACGGGTGTAATTCGCCAAGCGATTACCAGCCAGCCGCTGACCGCGGCAATCACGCCGGCGAGGATGGCGCAAATCATCGCGCAAGCCGCTACGCTTGCTGACACCGCTAGCTACTTCGAGGCGGCAGAGCGCCTGGAAGAGTGCGACCTGCACTACCGAAGCCTTATTTCAACGCGCAAACTCGCAGTCGCCGGTCTTGACCTTGTGATTGAGGCCTTCGACACGTCGCGTGTGTCCAAGAAAATCGCCGAACTTGTGACGCAGGTGCTCACCGCTGATTGCGTGCAAAACATGCTTTTGGACCTGCTCGACGGGCTCTCCAAAGGCGTTTCCATCGTCGAAATTGCCTGGAACACCACTGGTGCTCTATGGATTCCGGCCTCGTATGCGTGGCGCGACCCGCGCTTTTTCGACTTTGATAAAACTGACGGCGAGACGGTCAAGCTGCGCGGAGCCGGCGGCATCCTGCAGGACTTGCCGCCGGCAAGCTTTATTGTTCACAAGCCACGTCTGAAAACGGGTCTTCCTGTCCGCAGCGGTCTCGCGTTGCCGGGTGGCGTCGCGTGGTGCCTTAAGCAAATGTTGCTGACAAATTGGGCCGGTTTTGCAGAGATTTACGGCCAGCCGATGCGTCTGGGTACCTTCCAGAAGGGCAGCAAAAAAGAAGACGTGATGGGCCTGAAAAAGGCTCTCGCTTCGCTCGGTTCTGACGCCTACGCCGTCATGCCCTCGGATATGAAAGTCGAATTTTTGAACGGCGTCGCTGCCGGCAATGTCGGCATTTTTGAAAACTTTGAGAAGTACCTCGAAGACCAGCAGTCGAGGCTTGTCCTCGGGCAAACGCTGACCAGCGGGACCGGCAGCGGAGCAGGCAGCTACGCGCTCGGACTTGTCCACAACGAAGTCAGGATGGACATCCTCCGGTCTGACGCAAAACAGCTTGCCTCGACGCTGATTCGCGACCTTATCCGGCCGCTCATTGATTTCAATTTCGGGGAAGAATTCCCGCTGCCGCATATCCGTTTTGCAGCTGATGAAGGCGAAGACCTGGTGGCATTGGCCACAGTATTGTCGCTTATGGTGCCAGTGGGGATTGCAGCGCCGGCGAAATGGGCGCGCGATAAATTCGGCATCCCTGAGCCCGAAGACGGCGAGACTTTGCTGCAAGCAGCGGCGGTACCCGCCGCACCGGCGACGCCGAAAAATGGAAAGCCACTGCCGCCCCTGAAGCCGAAGCCTGAGAAGGGTCCGACGTCGTGACAGTTATCGGTTTCTGTGCCGCTCCTCTTTCGAACGCTCAATGGCTTCCTCGACCTGTTGGTCGATGATGCCGGCCGCGTCGAGGATAAAGCCGCTGAAGTATGCGACTTCGTCGTACAGCCTGTCGTAGGCTAAGAGGGCGACACGCCCGTCTTTATTCTGGCGGATGCGAGCAAGACGACTTCTCCAGCCCTCGAAAGGGAGCGAGTCGTAGCGCGGCTTCCAGGATTCGGTCATCCGTGCCTGCTTTTCGCTGAGATATAGGTTGAACGGCTCGCCATCCTCGATGTCCGTCGGGATGTTCGAGAACAGGTCCTTCCACCATTGCGCATCCCGCAACACCTCGGGCACGGGCTCGCCAAAGCCCGTGATTGTGTAGTGCGCAACCTCAACGAGATGTGTTATCCACTCGTCAAGCGCATCGGCGTAAAAATGTGCGGCAGGGCGCGGCAGCTGAGGGCGAGCGCTGTTCAGCGACGCGGCTATCGGCGATGTTGCAAACAGGTCCACCCACCCGTGGTCCGTTTGCCAAGACGGCGGGGCGTGTTTTGCAACCCTCGGCGGTATGATGAGTTTGGCCCCGTGGCTACGGGTTTTGGGGTCTAGGCGAACGAAAAGTTCGCAGGCCAGTTCGTGATAAAGCGAAGCAACTGGAAGGAGAACGTTTTCACGGAGAAGGCCGACGTGATAAGCCTCGTTTCTATACTTGTGACAGACATTGATAAAGTTGCTCTCAATATCTGAAAGCTTCTTTTCTGCACGAACAAATTTCACCTTTTCGTCGAAGCGATTTCCTAGCACTCGTGCTTTCGATGCGCGGTTATACCTCTGAGGTGCGTCGGGAAACTCCGTCTTGCCGGACCAGCCGAATCGAGTCACGCAATAGCGATGAAGGATGAGTTCGATGACGTTGTCGACAAGGATGAGGGCCAGACGGTTGCCGACATCTGTAACGCCATGCAGCTCCTCGGCGGCACGGTCTAGCTGTTCGATATAGGTGGTCAGAGTCTTCACAGAAGGGTGGCCGAAGGTTGGTCGCTAGACATGATACTCGCGGCTGCATCCGGCGAGATTCTTCCTTTCGACCTGTAGTCCTGGGCGCAGTAGTGATTCTCAACGGCCGATGCAGCGGCCGTTTTTCCTTGTGCGCTATACGGGCTAAATACACCGGAGCCACACTATGGACGGACTCATCATTCTTCCACCGCACCCTTCGGGGCTGCAGGTTGTGCTGCACTGGCTCGTGTTGCCCGCAGTTTTCGTGCTGTCCACAAAATACGTCTACTGGCGCAAGCGCAGGCGTGCCGCGTACTATCGAAAGCGCCCCGGCGCGCGACCACGGCTGTACTGGCCCCAAAGATTGTGGGGAGGCGTTCGCATCGGTGGGCGCCTGTGGTGATGTATAAATGGCAATGCTATAAAAGCTATCGTATACTTTCGGAAACGGTCGGAGTCTCACAATGAACGCAATGCAAACACTTATCGACAATCGCGATTTTTTCATCGTGCTGGGCGTGTGTCTTGTCGCGTTCAAGTTCTTTTTTGCTGAGACGTTCGGCAACGGCAACGCAGAGTTTTACGCTGAACTCGACAAGCAGCATCGGTCCCGCTAAAGCGGCACCCACCCCTTGCTGACAGGCCCCGCTGACCGCGGGGCCTTTTTGTTTGTGGCTGCACATTGACTTCGGCTATGGTTGTGCTGGCAACCATGAAAAAATACCATAACGAAGAATCCGTGAGAGAGCCTTAAAGCACCCTTTGAGAGCAGTTAAAGATTACCCGGCTGTTTTCGAGTGTCTATATCAGATATGCAAGGCCTCACAGCTCTGCATCGGTGCGACGGCATCGATAACCAACCGCCCTGGGCTCTCCTCTCGCCTAGGGCGGAGGATAGACAGATAGGGCACTCTAGAGAGGCAAGACCATCATGCAAGCAATCACAGCACTTCCGTTTGTCGTCAAACTCGCTGTCCTGGCAGCCATCATTTGGGCCGTGGGTGACATGACGAAGCACGCTTTGACGCTGTACAAGCAAGGTTTTCTCAAGGCAGCACCTACGGCAATTGTCACTCTGTGCGCTGTAGCCATCGGCTACTCGCTGGGTGGACTGGTAGCAGCTGGCGCAACGGCGCTTTACACGCTCGCGGTGCTCGTCGTCGCCGGCGGAGTGCAACGAGGTATCGTTATCCGTCTGCGCTACAAGTCGCTTTTGACAGCAGCGCGTGCGAAAGCCGCGAAGTAAGCACCTGATTCTGATTCAAAAGCCCTCCTCGTGAGGGCTTTTTCTTTAAGGATGCGGCAGGGCGGCGCTATACGCCGCATGACGACATTCCTTGGTATCGACCCCGGCGCCAGTGGCGCTTACGCCATCCACTCTGCTGCAGGGTGGGTGGTCGAAGACCTTCCAGAAACCGAGGAAGGTGCTTTCGACGCTGCAGCGTTTCACGCAGCTTTGCTTGCAGCGGGACCGCTCACCGCGGCTCTCGAGCGCCCGCTGCCTTTTATGCTCACAAATGCGGACAGCGTCCTTAAGCTGGGCCAGAGCTACGGCGCGCTCCTCGCTTGCCTGCAAATTACACCGGGTGTCACTATCCATACGCCGACGGCGCGGTCGTGGAAGGCGGCTATGAAGCTGACAGCAGAAAAGGGCGTGTCCGTCACGCGAGCGCGTGCGGTGCTGGGAATTGGAGACAAAATGAGGCTGCGGCACGACAAGGCCGAAGCGGTGCTGCTAGCAGAGTGGGTTAAGCAGGCCGTGTAGCCGGCCGGATGGTATCAAGGAGGGGCAAGGCGTGGCGGTCACGAGCGAGGGCTCGCGCCACTGTGCGTGCGTGCTCGACGCAACGTGCCTCAAACACATCACTATCAACTGTGCCTTCGGGTCCGCGGAAGCTGCACTCAAATTCTCGGAGGCGCTTTTTTGGCGTCACTCGCGGCTTGTTGTGCCGGAGTTTGATTTCAATGTCGTTGCCGACAATCTCGAGCGTGTCCCAGTGACACGTAAAGCCCTTTATCTGAGCAGCTACGCCGAAGGCTCGCTGCGCATTGCGCGCCTCGTCGGCCAGCGTGTGTGTTTTTCGCCGGCTGCCGTCCGGCATTGTGATGTCGATTTTGTACACGTCCATGCAATCGAATAGGACGGTGTATTTAGCCCGGAGGCAGTTTTTTGAGGGTAGCTATAGGTTGTATGAGCACCTCGAGCGGCCGGTGTATTTCGCCCGGGGTGACATAAAACTTATAGCTATAGATGTCACACCCCGCTCTCAACGGACCTCTCGCAATGTACAACTTCACCGCCACCGAATTCGCCTCCTTTCCAGCATCCGACATCGCCGACATGCTGGAACTCGACACGGATTTCTTCTCAGCCTTCACGCCGACTACCCTGCGCGCATGGGTCAAGACGAACCGGGGTATGTATGACCGCATGCGCATGCGGGACCTGCTGCGCGACTGGGCCGGCCGCTGCGCGCCGCACGACGAAAAGCAAGAATGGGACGGCTTCAGTGACCGCAAAACGGCTTGCGCCTGGCTGCGGACGTTCTCCGACCTGCTGCAAGCCGCGATGCAGGGGCATGACATCAACCGCCCAATGATTGGCGAAATCGTTGTGCCCGTCGACCCTGAAGCTGCCGCACGTGAAGCCGCCGCCGCTGAAGCTGCAGAAGCAGCTGAGCGCAACCGCAAATACGCCGAGTTCCTGCGCGCCGAGGCGCTCAAGGCCCCGACGACACTTGCTTGCGAAGTCGTAGAAATCGCTGACGACTTCGACCCGATGCCGACAGCACCGATACCAGCTCCGGTCCGCGAAGAACGCCAGCCGGTGCAGGCCGCGGTTTTTGACCTGGAAGACATGCCGTCGGAGGACCTGCTCGAGGGTACGGAGCAACTCGCGCAGCATAAGGCTGCAGCTGAGCTGTTCCTGCCGGCAGCACGCGCGTCGCAGCTGACCCTGCCGCACATAATTATGCGGAGCCCGTTGATGTTCACGGGCGCCCGCAACGCGGCTCGCAAAGTCTATACGAAGGATGCACCCATGCGCATCGGCCGTGTGTCGGGCTTCCGCACGGGCACGGTAGAAATGGCGTACATCGGCGAGGAGCTGCGCGCAAGCGACCTCGAGACCTACGCTCACGTGCTGCGCCTGGCCGCAACGGTGCCGCTCGGGAATCGACTGCCGACCATTAAAGTATCTGAACTGCTGCGCAAAATCGGCCGTGACAAGAGCACGCCGGCCAACCGCGCGTTGGTCGACCAGTTGAACCGTCTCCGCAACGCAGAAATTCGCTTGTGGACGTCCGACGCGACGATTATTGCTGCATGGTCTGCGCTTTTCCCTGACGAGCCGCTTTTCAAGCGCGAAGGCGTCGAAGGCGTCCAGGTGTCTTTCAAGATGCTCGGCGACCTGGTGGAAACGAAGTCTGAAAAGGGCAACACCGTTGAGTTTTCGACTGAAGTCAGCCGGTATGTACGGGTGTTTTTTGGCCAAAAACTCTCGAGCTGGTACAGCGAAAGCACATATCGCGAGCTGTCCGGTGACCTCGCAAAACGGTTGTTTTTGTTTTATCAATCGCACGATGGCAGCTTCGATTTTACGTTCGATGAGCTGGTCGAGTACCTGGGCGCATCGGGCTCCCGTGACGCATTTCGAGACAGTTTGAAAGCTGCACACGATGAGCTGACCACCGCTTGCTTTATTAAAGGCTGGTCGCTGAAGGCAAGCGAGAAGCGCGGTGGCCAAAAAGCCTATGTGCTGCAAGGTCTGACGACGAAGCGCGCTCCGCGCCAGCTTGATGAAGTCGCCGAACTCGAAGCTGCCTAATATATAGAGGGCCCCTGGCCGGGGCCTTGTCTCCAACGGCGCCCGACCCGGGCGCTATCAGTCGTGGCCGCAAATCCGCGGCGGCAGGCTCGCACTACACGCGAGCATGCAAACGACATTTCACGCACTGCTGCATGACATGACGCCCGGCTCGGGCGATGCCGCAGCGCCTGTGCCTACTCGCATTCAACTGCTGCCCCCCTCTGGTTTCAGCGGTCGCGATGGACGCGGGCCGTACACCTTCGACATCAACTCCCTGCAGGCCGCATTTGATGCATACGGCATGCAGCGGCTGCCTATCGATTTCGAGCACCAGAGCCTGTCCGCAATGGACAAAGCTGACCCGACGCCAGCGGCAGGGTGGTACGGCCGACCTGAAGCCGACCCCGACGGCAGCGTCTGGGCGCCTGTCGAATGGACCGGCAAGACAACTGCATTCATTGCTGCGCGTGAGTACCGCTACATCTCCCCTGTTTTTACTGCCGACAAGGCAGGCCTGATTCACACGCTTGTCGGCGCAGGCGTGACGAATAACCCAAATTTGCAGCTGGCTTCTTTTAACAGCGTCAATTTCGCGGCGGCAGCTGCGCACTACACGCCCCATCACAACTCCCGCGCCGACTTGGGCGCACTTACCGCACACATGAAAGAACAACTTCTTGCGCTCTTCGCGCTGCCGGCAGACTCGACCGACGAAGCAATTCTGGCCGCAGTCACGTCCGCAAAGACCGCTGAAGCGCACGCGAAAGCCGCGGCTGCCGCAGTCGGTGCAGCTACGACCGACGGCATCGTCACCGCTGCACAGAGCAAGTTTTCGACGGACCTGAGCGTCTACGTGCCGAAGACCGATTTTGAGGCCATGTCGACCCGCGCTACGACCGCTGAAACCGAGTTGGCTGCTCACAAAGTTGCTGCTCACAAGGCGGAAGTCGCTTCCATCGTCGAAACCGCGAAGACCGCCGGCAAGCTGACGCCCGCTCAAGTCGCGCACGCACAGACGCTGGGCGAGAAGGACATCGACCTGTTGCGCGCGTTTGTCGGCGCCGCTGCTCCAGTCGTGAATACCGGCACCGTCGTCGACCCGCACGCCAAGGGCGTCGGCGAAATCGTGCTGACAGAAGCGCAGCTCGAGATGTGCCACGCATCGAACATGTCCCCGGAAGCTTTCTCCGCGGCACTCAAAGACCTAGAAAAGCAGCGCGCGTAAGCCCTGTCAACCCCACCTAAACAACACTTTTAAAATCGGATAACTGAACCACATGGCAGTCAATCTTTCCCCGCAGCTGCAAAATCTGCTCGTCATGGTGAGCGGTAAATTTAACGAAGGCCGCATGGCGGCTAGCGCGGATTCGCCGACCATTTCGACGACGATTGCATCGACTTCGGCACAAAACTTGTACCCGCAGATGACTCAATGGCCCCAGTTCAGCGAATGGACGAAAGCCGCACAGCGCCCGGGGTTCGGCGACATCGACGCCACTTCGTTCGCGATTGTGAACAAAAAGTTTTCGGCGGGCGTCTCGATTAGCCGCGAGGATGTCGAAGACGACAACTATGGTTTGCTCGCACAAAACGCACTGGGAGCGGGGCAGGCCACGATTACTCACCGCGATGAACTTGTGATGCCATTGCTGACTGCAGGCTTCACCGGAGCGGGTGCCGACGGTCAGGTGTTCTTTTCCGCAAATCATGCGGGCCCAAATGGCACGAAGCAGTCGAACGTTATCACCGGCTCGGCACCATCGCCCTGGTTCTTGATTGATAACACCCGCCCGCTGATGCCGTTTATTTTTCAGCCGCGTACGCCGTACGAACTGATTGCGCGCTTTGACCCGAACAGCAACGACGCTGCTTTCAATCTCGATGTGTTCGAGTGGGCTATTCGTGTTCGCTGCAACGCTGGCTTCGGCGCTTGGGAGACTATCGTAGGTGCGCAGACCGGTCTCGACGCAGCGGGCTACGCCGAAGCACGTCGCATGCTCGCTTCGGTGATGTCGCCGGAAGGCCGCCCGATGCGCACGCAAGGCAAGTTGCTCGTGGTAGGTCCGTCTAACGAGGCGGCTGCTCGCGAAGCGGTGCTGGCTCAGCGCAATGCAGCTGGCGCCGACAACGTGTGGGCCGGCACGGCACAAATCCTGGTGACGCCGTATCTGCCGTAAGCCGCAGGGCTAACGCTTAGCAACAACGGGCGAGAGCGATTCCGTCGCCTCGCCCGTTCTCCTTTCTTGCTCGCAAACATGCAAACAATCGAATTCCAAAACGACGGTCGCGGGTACCACGCAAGCGCACACCTTGCCGCATCTGCTGCCGCTGTTGACAGTGACGGGGACGTCGCCGTGACTGACAGCATCGGCGTCTTCCTGTCGCCAACGCTTTCGCGACTGACGACACAAATTGTTGCCGCATCGGGCGCGACAGTGGATGTCTACTACAGTTGCGCATCGCACAAGGCTATCGAAGCTGCTCTGGCGGCACTGAAAACAGCGACAGAGCAGACCGTTGAAACGACGCTGCGGGCAGTTGGCGCGAAAGTGAACTTCACTGCCTGGGCGTCCGGCACTGTGCCGGCAGGAACAACGCTCGTCGATTTTTTTGAAGCCCCGGTTACTGCTGTAATGGTCATCGCTCGCGGGACGGGCGGCGCCTTCGCACACTGCGTGGCGGGAATGTAAGACATGGCAATCGCAAAAGTCGCGACGAGCGACGGACTCAACGCGGCAGCAGCTGCTATTGAAGCGGAAGTCGCGGGCGTAGGTTCGCAGGTTACCTCGGTCGGCACGCAGCTGGCCGGGGTGGGCGCGCAGGTTACTGCTGTAGGCACGCAAGTCTCCGGCATCAGCACGCAGGTCGCTGAAATCGTGTCGGGCATCACGCCGCAAGTGGGCGCGCTTGGCACGCAATTGACCGCGCTCGAATCCGCCCTGCAAGCAGCAATCAATGCAAACGGACCGCAGCTAGGCGAAATCCGGACGTTCGCTTCTATCGCGAACATCCCCGCCAACTTCACGCAAACCGCAGGTGCACCGGTCTCAATGCCGTCGGGGGCTTTTAGCTTTAATGGGCCTGCGGACCCGTCGTTGCTTTCAACGTTAAGTTGGTCGGTACTCTGCTCCGACGGTCTTCACACTATTTCGGTCAGCGGTGCGAGCGTATCTTCGCATTTTGCGCTCAACGAAGGCGCGCAGGCATTTGAGTCACGAGCGACTTCCGCATCGCTTTTCCCGGCCTCACCAGTTACCGTCGTCGCGGCCGGGCCGCTGGCGAGTGGGGGCATGCTAGTAGCAGGTGGCTCTTCCTCGAGCGCCGACAGTCTCGTTGCGCTCAAGTTTGCGCCGGCAACCGGTGCATGGACACAGTTGGCTAATCTGCCGGCAGGCGGCTTCGGCGGTGGCGACATGCATGTGTTGCCGGATGGCCGCACGCTCTGGCTTCCGAGCCACAAGCGCATCGGCTCCTCTGCAGTAGCAAATACGGACACTTGGCTCTATTACAACGAGACTACGAATGTGTGGTCGAGCGTCGTAGCTGCAGGCAGTATTCCGACGGGTGTGCTATTTGACACTGGGACGGCTACGTCAGGTATTGGTAAAGGAGTGCGCTTGCCGTCAGGGAAAATCATGTTGCCGACAGTCAGTTCATCGACTGATATATACATCATCGACCCGCTGCTGAACACATTCACAACGGCGACGCGCTCTGCCGGACCGACGGCGGTGTATCTGAATCTGTGCTGGCTGATTCCGACTCCATACGGAGCGGCAATCGTGAAAGCCGGGCTGTCGACGTACTACACGTACACGGAGAGCACGGGCGTGTGGGCAACGGTCAATTCCTACTACGGAGCTGCACTCGGTGCGGTGACCACTTCGACGACTTACCGCCCGCGCGGCTACAAGTTGCTCTCTGGCCTGTACTACCTCGGCAATGTGAATGGCGCTACCGGCACCATCCTTCGCCTAGACACCTACAACCCTTCGGGCACGGTGCAAGCGTGCCGAACATCTTGATACCTTAGCATGGACTACACATTCAATCTCACTGCGGGCGGCGCACAGGTCTTTAGGAACGGCGTGCTGTTTTTTGACCAACCGTTCACGCCAGGCGATGCTGGTCACACGCCCATGTCGGCAGAAGACGCGACGAATTGGGCGCAAGCGTTTATCGCCAATGAACAGGCAAACGAGCAGGGCACCGCAGGCTAAACTGGCGGTGCTTTATATGTTATGACATCCGCAACTACTACCTATCTTTCCGTCGACGAGTTCACGGCACGCTTCGCCGAGCTGGCGGCACAGAAAGATGCCGCGACGCTTCAGGCCGCCGTGGACGACGCAAACGGCTTGGCCTTTGGCTACGTAGGCGCGCTGTACCCGACGCTAGACCCCGTGCCACAGCTCCTGAAAGGGGCAGTGGCCGACCTTGCGTGTCGTAAGCTGTACGAGACAGACTCGCCCGACGGGGTGATGGCGATGTATCAGGAGGCCATGAAAACGCTTCGTGAAATTGCCTCAGGCGTCGTGCAGCTGGCCGCCGCTGTGGTGACAGATGACGACGGCGAGAGCCTCGTGTTTTCAGGTTCGAACGTCCGCCGCCTGTGCGCTCGACAGCTCGGCTACTGGCAACCCTACGACGACCTCGACGACTGCAAATGAGCGGCGGCACTGTTGACATTGCAATCAATGGCGACGGCGTAGACGCCGCCGCTGCGCTCAATGCTTCGCTAGCTGACCTCACGGGCCTTTTCTCGAGGGTGGCCGCTACGTACGCGGCGCGGGTGCAAGGGCGTTTTGATAGCAAGACTGACCCTGACCGCAAGCCCTGGCCGGCGTGGGCGCCGAGCACGGCTAAATTGCGAGCAAGGAAGGGGTTCTCGCAGCCCTCGAGCATTCTTCAGCTGCATAACCCGGGGCTTCGAAATACGGTGTCGTACACGGTCACCGCGCAGGGCGCCACGGTTACGGTCGGTGCAGACTACGCGGGCTACCACGAACAAATCGACGGGCCAGGCAAGGGGATTATCCCGCGTCGGGCATTTCTTTTAAGCGCACATGGCGGGCTGGGTCAGGACGACGCGGACGCTATCGCAACCACGGTACAGAGCTATTTTGAGCAACTCATCGCAAGCCTCCCCTGACGTCACCACGACCATTTCGGACGACCTGTTCTTCGCGGAAGAGCTGCTCATCGCAGCAGTCCGCGACGCGGTACCGGAGCTGCTGAGCGTAGGCGGGTACACAGATTTGCCCACTACCATCGAGAGTGCCGGTGCAACGCCGGCGGCATTCGTCGTGTACGAAGGTGCAGCGAAAGGGACGCGCGACGTACCGGGCGCGGCAATCAGTGCGCAGCTGTGGACTGTTGCCGTGCTCGTTCGAAAGATTGACCCGAAAGGCAGCGCTAACCGCGCAATTGCGGGTCCGTTGCTGGCGAAAGTCGCGAGGGCATTGCTCGGCTTGAGGCTTCCCGGATGCTTGCCGCTAGTGCTCGTGGCCGGTCCTACGCCGCTGTATTACCCCGGCGGGCAGGCCGTGTTTTACCTCACGTTTCAGCTGTCGAGCCTGCTCCCGCCGAAGTGATGGGCGGTGTATTTTGCCCGGCTTTGGACTGGCGTAAGCCGGTGTATTTTGCCCGGCCGCGGTGTAACTACCGGTGTATTGACCGGTGTATTAAGTGGTGTATTGACTGCGAAATACACTCAAGCAAATCAACGACTTAGACCCTCCATAACAAGTAACAAGTAACAGATAAGGCGGGTCGGCCTCTGGCCTCCCTGAGAAAGCCTTCTTTTTCATCCTTTGTAAAAGCTTTGTTATACAAGGGTGCGCACCGCGCACTGTGATGCAGGAGCGCGCACCGCGCGCATCCCTTCTTACTTAAAAGATGGAGAAGGGGATTCTTACTCAAGACAGGCTTCTTCCTGGGCTGCATGGGAGAGGGTTTGGAAGCCCGCGCATCGGCGAGCATCTGCGGTGCTCGATGCGCGCTTGTGGCCCCGCTCAGGGGCTGCTTGGCACGGAGACCTCGCCCGGCTACGCGGGCCCCTTTCTGCGCGCTCACAGCGCGCCCTGATGCATAGCCTCATGCGGGTTTTTAGCTCCGCGGCGGCAGCTCCGCGCTACACGCCACACCTTTCCTTTCTAGAACCGGAACCGTGGCAACCAATACCAACGTAACCATTTTCGACGCGTCGAGCATTCTCATCGGCGCGCGTGACCCTGACTCCGGCGTTGTCGGGGAACTTCGCGATATCGGCCTGTCGACCGCATTCAAGGTGGCTCTGACCGCCGACACGAAGCAGCTTAAATCGGCTAAGGGCGACCTCATCCAGTCTATCCAGCTGACGCCGACAGCGACGGTTTCGATTGACCTTCGCGATATCACGAAAGACAACTTGGCGCTCGGTCTCGGCGGCGAAGTCGTGCCGGTGAGTCAAGCGACTGGCAAGACGAAGGTTATCGCTTCCGCGAAGGTCGGCACTTACTTCCTGCTCGACGCGGTAAATATCTCGAACCTCGTGCTGACCAGCGGTGCCTCGCCGCTAGTCGCCGGGGTCGACTACACGGCCGACCCGAAATTCGGCAAAGTCCAGTTCCTCACGGTGCAAGCGGGCCCGGTGACGGCGACATACGACGTCACCGTTCAGCAATCCCTCAGCCTGTTAACGGACATCACTTCGGAGTATTTCGTGCGGATTGAAGCGTTCGACCTGGCATATAACCGGCCCGTCGTGCTCGAGCTGTATCGCGTGAAATTCTCGCCGCTGAAAGAGTTCGACCTCATCGGTACGGACTTCGACACGCTGAGCATGGACGGCGACATCCTCGCTGACGCGACGCAGCCAGTCGATTCTGTGTACGGCCAGTATGGCCGACTGATGTCGCTGGTCTAAAGACCTTGCCCCGGTGCAATGCCGGGGTTTCGGGCATCTCCTGCCTGTGGGCGCCGGATAAATCCGGGGCCCTATAAGCCTCGACGTTTCCACTTCTAAGAGCACATGAACCAACATCATTCGCACGTCCACTCGCATCAGCCTGGCCCGTCTGCCTCTGTCGACGCATCCCCCGAGCGCGAGTATTCCGCCATCGTCGTGGAGGTCTCTGGTCGCGATACGCCCCGCACGAAGTTTGTTGTGCAGGAGCTGATGGCCGGCGATATCGCCGACAGCATGGAAGATATGTTCGCGGTTCTGGCTGCCGTTTTGCACCAGACGCCGAAGCGCGGTACTAAAGAAGCGCCGGTTAGCCCTGACGAAATCCGCGGTGTCGATATGAAGCGCCTGCTCATGCTGCCCGCCGTGCGCACCGCACTTTTTAACGTCACGGCTCGTGCCGCTGGCGTTTCGCCAGATGTCATCCGCGGCCTCGACATGCCGTCAGCCATCGCCATCACCGCAGCAACCGTGAACGCCAACATGTCTTTTTTTGGCACTTTGCCGGCGTTGCTGGGAATCGGCAAAGCACACCTCGACCCGGCAAGCGCAGCGACGTAAAGGCCGACGACGGCGACCCGTTGAACTGGATTTTCGATGCCGTCCTCGCGCTTATTGAGGCCGGCTATTCGGAAGCTGACATCTGGCGTCTTACGTTTTCCCAACTCCAGCGGCGCCTTAAGGCCCGGCGCCGCCTGCTGGCAATCCGTCGCGTGGAGCGCATGCAGGACGTGCGCGTGGGCGTGAACGCCGACGCCGATGCCGTCAAAGCTTATATCGATTCACTTGACCTGAAATAAACCGCATGGCCTCCTCGCCGAATATCACGCTCAATATCACCGCCAACGTGGCGGGGCAAGCACAGGTGCAGGCGCTCTCGCAGGCACTGGCGCAGCTGCGTACAGCCGCCAGTGCGGCGAGCGGTAGCGGGAGTGGCAATCCGTTTGCTGGCATCACCGCCGGGGCGGCGGGCGCCTCGGCGTCAGTCGGTGACCTTGCGGATTCAATCGTCGGCTCAGCGGCTTCGATGGCCGCCGGATTCCTGTCGGCAAAGGCTGCGGCCGAGGGATTCTTTGACGCTTTTCACCGTGGCATTGAGTACAACGCAGACACAGAAAAAGCCACTCTCGGCATCGAGACGCTCATCAACGCGCTTTACACAGCGCGCGATGCCACTGGCGCTCTGGTTAGCGGTCCGGCGCAGCTTCAGATGTCGGCAGAGGAGGCCACGAAGCAGCTGACCCTGCTCAGGCAAGCTAGTCTCGAGACAGCCGCCACCGGCGAGCAGCTGCAGGAAACGTTCGTGCGCGCGCTTGCCGCTGGCGCTTCTGCCGGTCTGACGATTGACCAGATTCGCCAGCTGACGGTTCTTATCTCGCAAGCTGCGGGCGCCATGGGCTTGCCGCTGTCGACACTGAACCGCGACATCCGCGACCTGTTGAACGGGTCAGCGAGCACGAATACGGTGCTTCAGCGCATGCTCGGCATTACGGGCGCGCAAGTGCAGCAATGGCGCCAGCAAGGCACGCTTGCAGAGAATCTGACGGCAAAGTTGCAAGCCTACGCTGCTACCGGCGCTCAAGCCGCTACGACGTGGAGCGCGGCGCTTCAGCACGTTGGCGACACGTTCTCAATGGTCCTTGGTCAGATGACGAAGGGGTCTTTTGAGCAGCTGAAAAACACCATCAATGGCGCATTGACAGAAGCGTTTGACCCGAAAACGCTTGGCGTCACGGAGTCCTTTTCTGAGATTGAGAAGCTTGGCGAGACCGTTTTCGGCGGTCTCGGACACCTCCTTTCCGAGGGCATCCAAGGTGCCGTTGAGGGTGCCAAGGAATTTAACGATTGGCTCGCCAAGAACGCCGATACGGTCACGAGCCTGCAGCTGACGTTTGGCTACATCGTCGACCTGGTGCTGTCGATTGCAAAGACCATTGCGACGTCCGGCGTTGACCTCGTGCAATGGGGCGTAGAGTCCGGCACGTTCCAGACGTCGCTCAATGGCGTCGCAGTCATCCTCGCGATGATTCAGGACGGCTTCCAGCTCATCAAAATGTACATCGCCGAGGCCGGCGCTGCGCTCGAAGACGCGTTCGGTGCACCACTGAAGAATGCTCTTGCGCGGGTTGCGGAAGTGCAGCTGGGCACGGGGGTTGTTGGCGACAAAATCGCAGGCATTGCGGCCGCGTTGTCTAACGCCATCCCGACTTCAGGGAACGGCCTGCGCGCAACAGCGAGGGAAATCGCGGACAACTTCGCTGCTGGCAACACGGCCGTGGCGAAGATTCAGGCGCAGTTGAAGAACGGACTTGCGACGCAAAAAGCGAACGACGCCGAAAACCAACGGTTGAAGTCCAAGCAAAAGGACCCCTCGACCGGCGGCTCGCTGACGCCAAAGCCTGAACCGTCTGACGGAAAGGAAGCGGCCAAAGTCCAGAAAGCCGAGGAAGACCTCGCGAAAGCAAATGCGCAGGCCATCAAGGCCGTGCAGACCGCAGCGCTTGCTGAGCAGCAGACGGAGTTGGACCAGAAACTCCAGCTGCAACTGATTTCATACCAGGACTACTACAGGGCGAAGGCCGCTTTGCAGCAGGGGGCGCTCGACCAAGAGCAAGCGGCACTGGAGGCCGAAAAACAATCGATTCTCGCTCGCCAAACCGCTGACGAGGCAGCGTCTATTAAAAAGCAGGCTGACCTTGTCAAGGTGCAGGGTCAGCTGGATGCGCTCGCGCAGAAGAGACATCAGGTCTCGATTCAGGTTGAAATCGACACCACGAAGGCTCGTCGCGAGCTGCAGGAGTTCGACAAGACGGTCGACGCCGACTTGCTCGCAGCACAAGGCGACGCGGCCGGCTCGAGTGCCCTTAAGCTTCAAATTGACCGAACGAAAGCGCTGCAGGACCCGAAAATCACGGGCAACCCGGACGCGCAGTCTAAGGTCAACCAGACCTTCAACCTGAAAGACCAAGCCAACGAGATAACTGGAGACGAGACCAACCTCCAGCGCCGCAACGCCCTGTACAAGCTGTACGACGACCAGCTGCAACAGCAGCAAGACGCCGGCCAGCTGACGGCGCTTGAGCACGAAACGCTGGTGCAGGCGAAACGAGCGGACCTTGTTTCGCAAGAGGAAGCCATCGTTGCGGACATGGAAAAAGTCGCCGCTGCGTCCAACAATCCGGACCTCATCGCTCAAGCCGCGCAGGCTCGCCTCCAGCTTGAGGCCTTGAAGAAAACGTCCGACAGCGTCTCGACTGCCATCAACCAGTCGTTCGGAACGGCTATCACGCAAGGCTTGCAGGACCTTCTGTCCGGCACGAAGAGCATCGGCGGTGCGCTGCGCGACATCCTCCTTTCTATCGTTCAGACCTGGGAGAAGATTGCAGCGCAGAACCTCAGCGAGTCCCTCATCAAAGGCCTTGGCGGCAACGGCGGTGGCCTGGGCAGCTTGTTCTCTGCCGGCTCCGGTGGTCTGGATTTCGGCAAGCTGTTCTCGTCGTTCGGGAGCCTGCTTGGCTTTCGTGAGGGCGGCATCATCGACGGACCGGGCACTGGCACCAGCGACAGCATCGTGGCGCGCCTGTCCAAAGGCGAGGGCATTGTCAACGCCGCGGCGGTAGGCTACTGGGGCGAGGACTTTATTCACTTCCTTAACTCAGCACCCGGCTATGCGACAGGCGGTATTGCCGGTGGCGTGACATCAGACCGCGTGAGCGCGGGGCTTGCTGCTGCATCAAAACTCGGTCCTGTAGCAGGGACGCCGGCCCCAGCGCAGCCTCAAAGCATTCGCATTGTGAACAGCGTCGACCCCTCGATGATGCGCAATAGCCTGGATTCGTCCGAAGGCGAAACCGTCATTGAGAACGTGTTAAGTCGCAATCCGTCACGCTTCAAAAACGCACTCCGTATCCGATAAATGAGCACGACCTACCAGCTTTTTCCGTTCTCACCAGATGGCACCGACCCGATTCTCGAGCGGCTCACCTGGTCGACTGACATCAACACGGGATACAGCGGCGCCGAGACCCGGCGCATGCTGTACAGCGCGCCGCGCTACCACTATGAATACACCTTGAACGCGCAGCAGTACAGTCCGAACGGATATCAGCGTTTGCTTTCGGCTCTCCGGTCGTACTCCGGCACGTGGCTATTTCCGCTGTGGCCGCACGCGGTCGATGCCCCCGCTTTGCCGACAATAGGCCTCGATGCATCAGGTGCAGCGATGTACTTCCTGCGCGACGGCACGGCGTCCGAAGTGATGGGTGGCTTGCCCTCAAATGCCAGGCAGGTGATGCCGGCAGCGCTGGGGGTGCTGACGGATGCGATAGCGATTGACCACGTGACCGACAGCCTCGCGTCCGCCAAGGTCGCGCTGGAGACACTCAATTATTTGGAAGTCGTCGGCCCGTACGACACCTACCAGGGCGGTTATCCAGTCTTCAACTTTGACTGCGATTGGTCAAGCGGCGCGGAAGAGGACATTACGCCTGACGTCAATACGGTCGACTATGGCGGCCTCTGGGCGGATGAAGTGCGACACCTCACGCGCACGATTGCGCTCTCGGTTTATGCCGACACGCATGCGAAGCAGGCGAGGCTGCGGGCGTTCTTGTTTGCGGTCAAGGGGTCGTTCATGTCGTTCTGGGCGCAGCCGCCGACTGACAGCACTCAGACGTTGTGGCGCCTCAATAGTGATGCTGTGGAGCTGCTGTACCAAGGACCGCTCGTCACGGCAGCACTCACATTGAAGCAAATATAAACGAATAAACGCGGAGTCCTAGACCCCGCATGCCCTTTACATACGAATTTACCCAGTACAACGCGCCGGGCCCCGGACAAGCCGGAGGCGTCAAAGACACGTGGCGTTACACCTCGGATGTCGTGCCGTACACCGACGGTTCAGGCAACGTCTTTACGCCCGCAATCATCAGTCACGATGCGATGACGGTCAGTCAGGAGAACAACTCCGGGCAGATTTATGTCCAGTGCGCGCGCGACTTCCCAGTCGCTCTTCTGTATTACAGGGCCGTCCCTTCAGGCTCCATATGGCTCCGCGTTCGTGACCAAGTCACGGGCCTGATTGGCTACGTCGGGCGCATCCGAAGCTGCGAATGGGCCGAAGTCACGGCGAAGTTTTTGATGTCGTCTTCGTCAGACATGCTGGCCCGGGATGGCCTGCGAATCCACTGGGAAGGTCCATGCGGCTGGCAGCTTTACGGCCCCCGTTGCGGCGTCAATCGCAATGCGCAGAATGCTGCCGGAAGCTATCTGTATCGCACCGATGGCTCCGTCGACAGCGTCTCTGCAGATGGGCTTACCGTTGTTTCGTCGGCTTTTGCGACGCGCCCGGATGGCTTTTTCTCAGCCGGTTCCTTTGTGGTGGGTGACTACCACCGGATGATTCTTTCGCACGCCGGAAACACCGTCACGCTGATGTCGGCTATCGACGGCCTCGCTGCTGGCACCGCTTTTTCCTCCGCCAAAGGCTGCAACCGTTCGACGGGTTCGAGTGGCCCCGGTGGCTGCGCTGACTTTCAAAACATCACCTTCTTTGGCGGCACGCCAAACGTCCCACTGAAAAACATCTTCGCCAGCGGCGTAGCCGACGGCACGAGCTAACCGCCTATGTTCCTTGAGTTCTTCTTGAACCTCGTCATTAGCACGCTCCTTTCAGAGCTGCTGACGCCTAAACAGCACTTCAGCACACCTGCGGCGGCGACGCTAACGGACTTTACTTTTCCGACTGCAAGTGAGGACCGGCCGATTCCGGTGCTATGGGGCACGCGCAAGCAAACGTCTACGAACTCGTTGTGGCAGGGCGATTTTTCTGCGCGCCCGATTACCCAAAAGGTGCGCACGTCGCTGTTTTCATCGCAGACCGTGACCACCGGCTACGACTATTTTGTGGGCATGCAGCTCGGCTTGTGCATCGCTGACATCGACTCCGTGGAGTCCATTTGGTGCCAGGACGTGTGTGTTTTCAAGGCTACTGCAGGTCAGCAAACGGTCAACAAGCCGTTGCCAATTCTCGGCACCTGGCAGGACGGTGGCACGGATTCCGGCACGTCCGGGGTGATGGTCATCCACTCCGGCGACAGCACCCCCGACGCGTACATGGCGACGCAGGTGACGCTCAATCCTGCGTTCCCGCACATGTCGTACGCGGTGTTCGTCGGTCCGTCGCAACCGGGAGTTACGCAGTTTCCCGGCTTGCTCGCACCGCAAGGCGGCAAGGGGAGTGGCTGGGTGGGCAGCTCGTCAGCGATTCGCGCGTTCGATTTCGTGCTCAAGCGACTGCCGAAAGTGGTGCAGTACGGCATTCCTCAGGCACTGTCAGACCAGTACTCCGCCGTCAGCGCGAACGACGCGAACATCTCTTTTTGTCTGCTTGAGTTGCTCTGCAACGTGGACTGGGGCGCAGGTGTGCCGCCCGCGCTCGTCGACCTCGACAGTTTCCTGTCAGCAGCGGCGACGCTTTCGGTTGAAGGCAATGGGTGCAGCTTGCTATGGGACACCGAGTCCGCTTGCAGCGATATCGCGAGCGAACTCATGAAGCAGGCGAACGGGTGCCTTTACACGGACCTAACCACCGGGCTGATTAAATTCCATCTCGTGCGCGTGACCGATGCGCCGAAGATGGTCCTCGACGATGACAACATCATCGAAATGACCAGCTTCGTTCGGGCCGGTACGGATGAGTCGTCCAACTGCATCAAGATTTCATTCAACGACACCGGCAATGGTTTTATCGACCGCGTCGCCCGAGCGCAGGACCTCGGCGCTATCGAAATGTCGGGGCAAACTATTGCCACCACCGTACAGTATCCGGGCATTAGCGATAGCAATCTGGCTTCGACGCTCTCGATGCGGGACCTGCGTGCGGCCACTGCGTCGCTCTCGAAGTTTCAGCTAAAAGCAGTGTTGCCAGTGGGCACCGTGCTGCATCCGGGCGACCTGCTGACACTTAGTTTCAGCTTGCATGGCATCACGAACATGGGCGTGCGCGTGGTCTCTGCAGCTTATTCTGACGCATCAAAGGGTGAAGTGGACCTCACTCTCGTCCAGGACATTTTTCTGCCAGGTACTACGGTATACGCGGTTAGCTTGCCGCCTCTGCAAACCGGAACCGGCCTGCAGCCACCGGGGTTTCCGGCTTGGCAAAACGCCAATTTTATTGCGCCGTACCCGTTCAACCCGACGCCGCAGGCGCCGGTTGGCCTGTACTTTTGCGGTGCACCGGCAGTGAATCCACAGCAAGCTTTTGGCTACCGTCTGGGATTCTTCGACGCAAACACAGTGCGCGATTTGGATACCGTGCAGTGGGCCGACGGCAACACGCAGTTCGCGGCGAAAGTCCAGACCACCGGCGCACTGCCAGTTGTTGCCGGGGCTACCGTGGGCTACACGGCGACGCCTTCCGACGCTTACACCATTGCTCAAAACAGTGGGGCAACGGCGCTGGTGCTGACGAGTTACGGTGAGCTTATTACCGCGAGGGCGTCCAACGGTCAACTGACTGTGGCAGAGCGGGGCGCCTACGGAACGTTGCCGAGTCCGATGGTGGCTGGCCAGACGCTTTACATACTGTACGGCTTCGTTGTGGACCCTAAACCGCTCGTCGTCGGTGTCAGCGACTACGGCACAGGCTACGCAAAAATCCTGCAGTCGTCTTTCGTTCGGCCGCAAACATTTGGGCCGGGCGGCAAAGGGCCGTTCGACGAGATTGACCCGTCGGGCGACGCCGGCAACGTCACGTCATGGGGTGCAGACCCGAGCGTGGCCGCCGCGGCGACGCCATACGCACCAGGCAACGTGGCCATCGGTGGCAACCTGTTGGTTCCAATTACCAACAGCTACGACCCCTCGTTCGTGGCGCAGATGCCTTCGTCTTTGCTGACAACGGTGACCTTCACTGGTCGAAACAGGCTCATTACTTCCGCGGCACAGGGCTATCAAACGGGTCTTGGACTGGAGCCCGGCTCGACCGTCACGGCCACCGTAGCCTATTGCCCGGTAGCGAATTACGCCCCAGGCAGCGGGTCGCTGAAGAGTCTGCCGACCACCTACACGGCGACGTCTGGCAGCTTCGCAATTACAGACGCCATTCCCGCCGGCGCACTCGTGATGCAGTGCACCTTGAGGGTTGTCAGCCCTTCCGGAGGGACCGGGTTTTACACCTTCGCCTGGCAGCGTCCAGCCTCGTAAAGAAGTTCACGGCGGCAGCATTTCCCTAGACCCCGGGTGAAATACACCTGGGGTTTTATCTTGCCGTTTACTGCTGCAACTTCCGTTTCGCCCGCTGGCGTTGACATGCTCGCCTCGTGGGAATCCTTTCGACCAACGCCCTACAAAGACACCGCTGGCATCTGGACCATCGGCTTTGGCCATGCAATGTTCAGTGGCATCACCATCCAGTCGCTTACGCTCGACCAGGGCAAAGCCCTGCTTGCACAGGACTTGCTGCCGGTAACAAATGCAATTAACGCAGCAGTCGTGGTGCCTCTGTCGCAGTTCCAATTCGACGCGCTCGCCATCTTCATTTACAACATCGGCATCGGTGCGTTCCGTTCGAGCACACTTCTGCGCAAGCTAAACGCAGGCGATTACGCCGGCGCCGCTGCGCAATTCGCGGCCTGGAATAAGGCGGGTGGGGTGGTCTCATCGGGCCTCGTTCGTCGTCGTGCAGCGGAGTGCACGCTGTTCCAGTGCGGGCAGTACACACACAACTAACAGTCAGCCGCGGTGTATTTTGCCCGGCTGCGCTGAGCGCATTTGCTTCCACCCTCCGGAGGGACCGACAGCCCTCCGTGCCTCTGTCGCTCACCCGCTACCAGCGGGACCAGCAACGCTGGACCAGACCCCCTGTTTAATCGGCTGTTGAAACAACGAAAACAGGGGCGTCTCACAGGCGCCGTCCACCGCTCTTGCTCGCAGCGCCCACATCCACGGCGTTTGCGGGCATTTCTTCGTCCGCGTTCCGAGGCAAGCCGTCGACCAGACGGCCGGGGAGGGAACTGCACTTTCCGGCACCGGACAAGTCGGGCTTGGTCAGCCCTCCCTTGTCTTCAATTTACCCCAACCCCTACCAGCCACAGCCACACCCACCCCTTGTTTTCATCTCACCCGAACAGCGCCTCCGTCTCACGTCCGGTGTATTTAGCCCGGCCTTATAAAACGGATAGCTAGACACCTCCTTCTTGTGAGCAATTCCAGGGCACTTCAAACGGAGTTGCTATAGGAGATATGAGCACCTTTTCGAACACGCCTTGCAATCAAATTTTGAACCCGACGGAGCACCTGAAATGAACCAAGCAAACACCGCCGTTGTTACCAATGCTGCGCCTGCCGCTACGCACAAGCATATGCCGGTCTTACTCGGAGATGGCACCCGTACGAGTGTCTCCATTCCGAAGGAGCTGTACAGGGAGTATGTCCAGCGCATGGGTGGCGACCCGCTCGCTTTTCGTACCCAGCTGAACGAAGCGGCGGTGTCGGCAAAACCTCGCCTTGGTGTGACGCGCTCGCTCGCTGTGCGTCTCGCGCTCGACGAACGTATCGCTCAGATGAAGCAACCCGTCTGATTACACACGCGGCACGCCTCACGTGCCGCTACCTGCAAACACAAGATATAGAAGGCTCTCTCTCATGTCCTCAAAAACTTACATTGACACGCTGCTGGTTAAAGCAGGCTCGACGTCCGGCGTGTACTTACAAGGCGAAGTGAAAGGCGAGACGGTGTACATGCCCTTGACCCTCGACGGGGCACGACAAATTGCCGCTGATTTGCACCGCGCCGCGGCCGCCGTTGAGGCACTGCCATTGCGAGACCGCGCCGTACACTGA